CGCTACCTGAAGGGTGCCATAGCTCGCCGAGGTCACAACGTTGGTCGTCGCCATGTTGGACGACGCTCGCTGCGAGATCGCGGTTGCACCATGGAAGCCGAGAAGATCGGCCGCCGCGTTGCCCAAGTTGACATCGCCAGTCGCGGTCAGGCTCGTGAACGTCGCAGGACCAGTGACGGCCAGCGTCGTTTCGAGAGTGACCGCGCCGCTCGCGTTGAGCGTGGTGAACGACCCGGCACCGGCAAAGGCCACGGACGCGATAGTCGCATTGCCGTCGGCATCGATCGCCGAAACGTAGCCCATCACCCAAGTCGGGGGATCGGTATCTGTCTCGACCGCCAGAATGGCATCGCCTTCACGCATGCCGGCGTCATAGGCATTGGCGAAATAGTCGGTTGCATCGACATCGCCGATAGGGTCCGCCGACTTGTAAACCCAAAAGCGGAACGCGCCGCCGATGAGGTCCCAAGCCAGGGACAAGTTAGTGGCATCGTAAGCCATAGCTCAAGTCCTTGTGAATGAGGGGGAGGGGGAAGAGAGGGCCGGAGCCCTCTGGATCAATCGGAATTGGTGAGCGCTACGGTGACGCCGTTGCTGAGGTCCGCGGCGCCCGCCGTCATGGCCATGACCATGCATTGGGTCCAGACCGTGGGAAGGCCGGCCGCCATCGTGATCACATGCACGATATCACCAATAGCCATCCCGCGCGTGCGGGCGTCCTTGATGTATCCGGCAGTGTTGATCGTCGCAGCGGCGTCTTCCGACTTGTAAGTCCAGACACGGACCACATTCGGATCGGCCACCACGTCACGCATGCCGGCGCACGAAAGAGCATAAGGGTTATAAGCCATTGGCTATGCCTCCTTACGCGCTCAGCGCCGTATCGTCGTGATGAATGCCGACGATGCCTGCATTCTGGATTTTCAGCGCACCGCTGTAGATCGTGGTGCGCGCCCAGGAATAGTCCTGCTGCTCGTCGTAGCCAGACAACGCCTGAATGTCGTTGTAGGCATGGCCCACCGCCGACTTGTGCCAGATGAAGCACATGGCATCCGCGGTTCCCGCACCCGGCAAGCCGTCGTGCATGATCCACTTGACGCCCATCCAATCGAACATCCGCACCTGGCCGCGCGAGGAAGGAGCGCCTTCCGGGATCGGCTTGGAGTTGACATAGTCGATGGACGAGAACGCCGGAATGTCGGTAAGCTCCGCCCAGGCCGCCGGAGTGACGACGCCGAAGATCAGCCCGTCATTATGGACGTGCCCGTTCCACAGCATGGTCGTCGCGCGGTTGACCAACTGCTTGGTCAGGATCGAGGCAGTGCCAGTGGTATTGGCTTCCACCGTCGCCGTATCCAGGATGGCGATGATCTCGTCATCGATACCCTTGTTGATAACGCCGCGAGACGTAACCTGCATGATGGCGCGCTGATCCGCCTGTCCGGCGAAGATATTGAAGCGCGTCTTCTGCGGCAGGTCGTGATGCTCGACGAGCGTCACGGTGCTCTGCACCAGGTCGTCAACGGACGCCGGGATTAACCCGTTGGCGCCGCGGGTGACCCAATCGCGGTTAGCGGTTGCGACCAGGAAGACCGCTTGGCGGGCGCCCCGGTCCATGGACATGGTCTGTGTAGTGACGGTTCCACGGAGAAGCGCCTGATCGCGCTCGAAGCCGTGAATCCATTCGTCCCGATATAGGACTTGGTATGCAGTTTCGGCCATAGAAATGGTCCTTGTAGGAAATTACAGGGACCGTCGGTCTGGGTTATCCGCGTATGGGCGCAGGCGCGGGTTGTCCTTTCGGGGCCGCGTCAGACGCCGTTGCGGGGCTTTCTCTCCGGTGGGTTTGGTGGGGTAGTCGCGCGGGGCCGTTGCCGGGTTATCCGCGAATGGGGTTAGGCCGCTTGTGGGCGAGCCGTCTTTGCCTCACGCTCTGCCTTGGCAGCCGCGAGCCGTTCGAGTTTCTGTTGATGCGATTGCGAATAGTATTCCTTTGGATTGGTCCACTGCATCTCAAGCGCCGCTGCATAGACCGTATCGAGATTGCCACCGCCGCTCGCTGAGATATCCGGCATGGCGAGAGCACTATCATCGGCAGTCTTGAGCGCCATGTGATGGAAAACACGAAGAAAATCAGGATGGTCGCCAAGCCGGAGGCCGCCGAACAGCAACGTATCCTTGAACTCCTCCGCCTTCTCATGGTCACCACCAAAGGCTGCATCAAGTGATGCGCTGACCAACTGAGTGTTGCGTTTGTAATCCTTCCCCCATTCGGAGCGGATTTCAGCCTGCCAATTGATTTGCTTCTCCTGAGCAACCTCCCGCATTTGCCCCTGAGATTTAACCATCATCTCCCAAAAACTATCGACAGCCCCCTTGACCACAGCCGGCGGCGCATGAACGGCATGCATCCTACCGAGGAATTCTGTTAGGTCCGCCTTATCGGCATCGCTCGGCTCATAGCCAGGCACCTTCGGAAACTCAATGCCGTAGCCTTCGGGCTTGTCCGGGATACCCCACGATTTGCGGTACTCAGCCTTCGTCGCATCGTCGGCATCTTCCGGCAACGTCGCCTTGTACATGCCGGACTGGTGCTTGCGCTCAAGCTCAAGAAGCGAGCGCGTCACCTGTTCGGGCGAGCCGAGACGGGCAAGACGCTTTGAAATCTTCTCATCACCCTTGGCAATGCGCTCTTTCCAGTCTTCCGGCCAATAGGGCTTGACTTCCGTTTCGGCAACAGGGTCCGGCCCCGCCGGGGCGGGGTCCTTGGCGGGCGAAGGAGACACACCCGCCTTGGCAGCGGCAGGCGCCGGGTCTGGAGAAGCAGACGTAGCAGTAGGATCAGCGGCGGGAGCCGCAGCGACTTCAGGCATTGGTCACCTTCACTTTTTGGTCAGAACTTCATGCGGCAGCGTAATGACGCGGCGCAGTTCGAGGCCCACAAACCGGCGCCCTTCGGCAAATGCCGTGTCACGCTCGCCGCCGGCACCGTCAGGCCGGTAGCTCAGATCATAGGTTCCACATAGGTCGTCGATAAGATAGTTGAGAACGATCCTCTGTTGATCGGGTCGAGCCTCGCCGCGTTCCATCGCCTTCACTGCGGCAACGATAGGTCCGCCATTGGGGCCGGTGAGATCGGGACGACGAAGGGCGCTCACTTTCCCGATCCACCCTGCATTTCCCGATCAGCTACAGTTCGATAGACGGCCGCGCTCATGACCAACTCACTGGTTTTTTGCTGCGACCAATCGACATCGAAAGTATCATCATCCCATTGAATGACGACGGCGACGGCCTTGATGCGGTCCAGCTTGTTGAGCGTCCGATGGAGAACGACGCCTGGGGTTAACTGTGTGCCGGGCAGATGAACCAGCTTTGCCTTGTAGGTCACGCGGCCATCTTCCCACCAGGGATGACGCCAAGCGCCTGTCCGGCTTTGCCAACCTGTTCAGCCACGCCAGCCGCACCGCCAATGGCACCAGCCGCCTGTTGCGCCGCCTGCTGTTCTTGCCGTTCCTCGACAGCCGCATCGGCTTCGTCGCGGTCCACAATCCAGTCCGCCGGACAGCCGGTGCCTTGAATCGCATCGCGCGTTGCCGTCCTGAAATCGAAATCAAGCTCTATCGGCTCGGCCGGCGAAACCGTCTTCACCATGCCCATGAGATTGATTGCCGCCTGCATCTGAGCAATCTTGCCGCGCTCGACCGCATCGCGCAGCGGGTTCGAGAACCGGAACGACAACTCGCGGCCCTGCAATGGCTGCGGCATGTCCTGGGGCAGACCGAAAACACCAAGACGCAGCAGGATTGAAGCTGTCAGGTCCAAAACCGGGTCGTAATATTCGTTCTCGATCGGTTCTGTCAGCGGCACGTTCGCCCGGATATGCTCCTCAATGATCTGGGAAACCTCATAGGCTGTCTTGTCGCCACCCGTGGGCAGGGACAGCTTGGACACGAACCACGCATCCTTGAGTGTCATGGACGATCGGATGAAAAGTTCGATGCCCAGGCCGGGGTTCTTGGCGAGGAAGATAGGCTCAACAATCTTACCCATCTGCCGAACATCGTAGCCCTCGGTATCGAGCCACGTCATGCCGCCAGCCTGCAACCGCACGTCGCCCCTGATCTTGTCCTCGATCGCCGTCATCGGCGGGTCGATTGCCTTCTCGCCAGCCTCCTGAATAATCCGCGCCAACTCCTGCAACATGCGCGCTTCCGGCAGCGCCACGATGGCGGCGGGAGAAACACCATAAACCGAGCCCGATATCGTCTGCCATCGCGGCACCACGTACCGGAACTCATGCGCCGAAGCTTCGCGGATCAGTTGATTGTTCTGAACATCCACATAGCAGGAAACCCATTCCAACCCCTTTTTGCCCTTGCCTCGCTCGTATTCGTAATCCGCCGCAGGCATCATGCAATGTCGGATTTCAAAGACCTTGTCCTTATCCTTGTCCCGCTCAAGGCATTCCTTCACAGTGCGGTGAATCTCATCGCCAGGCGCCTTGAAATACTGTACGATCTGCCGAGCCGTCATCGATATCTTGCGATAGAGCGAGTCAACTCGCCCATCGCTATTCTCGCACCATGCGCAATCGCGCAAGTGATGAGTTAGATAGCGCAGACCGTTGTTGTCCTGATTGATCTCGCAGCTCGTCACCGCATTGCCGAAGACCGCGTAGTCGCGCTCGCCTTCCTTCATTGCCCGGTTGAAGCGCGCCTTCTTGTCGTACATGACGCGGCGCATGACCTTGGTCTTGTCTTCGAGCCACGCCTTGACACCTTTGTCGTCTTCGAGTGCGTCATCTTCGATGTGGAGCGCGAACCAGTTCCGGTCCTCCGCCCTGAGCCAAGTGAACGCATTGGCCAGGTCACGCGACATCATCACTGGGTCGGCAGTGTAGAGATGGTCGGCGAAACGATCGCCCTCAGTCTTGAGGGCCGTGAAGTCGGCACGTTCTGGATAGAATTGTTCGCTCATTTCCTGCCATTGGGAAAGTAATGTATCCCTGGCGGAGAACAATCTCCCGGACCGCGCGATTAACTCCTTACAATTCTCGCTCACAACAGCACGCGAGCCTTGACAAATAGCATGTTTTTCTTCATGAATTTATCCAAACAGGAGATTGCTATGATTGACGCGCCGCCGGAAGATGCAGTTGAAGTGCAGTCCTACCGTCGAAGGGCAGGGAACGGCATCCTCGGCACCCCGTCAGTGCCGGGGCAGTCGCAAATCATGCAAAAGGGCGAAGTTGCTTGGGTTGCCCTATCAAGGGGACTGTGGGCGATTATCGACGCCGAAGACGTTCACAAGGTTGAGGGAGTCAAGTGGTCGGCGAAAGGACGCGGCAGGCATGTCTATGCGTGTGCGGCTCAATCACATGCACCCAAATTAGGCGGCACACACATGCATCGTGTCGTTGTGGGCAATCCACCGGACATGGAAGTCGACCACATCCACGAGAGCCGGAGAGATAACCGCAAAGGGGAACTCAGAGTATGCGCGCATGCAGAAAATCTCCGCAACAGAGGAAAGACGGCAGCAAACACATCCGGTTACAAAGGCGTCTCATTCGACAAAAAGAAGAGAAAGTGGTCAGCCAAAATTCGTAAGGACTACCGCCAAATGTTCCTGGGCTACTTTGACGACAAGGAAGCCGCGCGGGACGCCTATGTCTGCGCCGCCCTACAGTTTCACGGGGCGTTCGCTAAAAGCTAGCCGCCATCTCCTGCCACTGGGATTCCAGCGTGGAGCGAGCCGAGAACAGCCGGCCGCTACGGGCGATCAGTTCCTTGCAGTTTTCGGACATTACTTGACGCCGAGGTTTTCCCGGCTATACCCGCTGAGAATCGTGTCGGTACGCCCGACCAAGTCCTTCTTGCGCTGCATGGCTAGACGACGCGCTTCTTCGGCCGCAGCGTCGTCAGGAACGGGCATCTCGACGGGCTTTGGTGGTTTTGGAGGCTTTGAGAATAAACCGCCCATGTGTTACCTCATTCCTGCGCGTTGCTTCACATTCGAATGACCGAGCACGACACGTGGCCTGCCGTAGTTCGCTTGCTTCTTCTGGTATTCGAGCAATCCGCCAAAGCTGCGGGCCATCACAACCGCATCGCCCTTGCCCGGTGAACGGCCCAACCGCTTGCGGATTTCTTCCTTGCTCTCGATCAAGATTTCGCCCCTGACCTCCAACGCGCGTGGGTTTATCCGCGGCGTACACAAATCGGCAACGAGGTCCGGATCAGGTGGCAGCGCGAGATTATCTCCCGACACAGGGTCCAGCGCCTCTCTCATCCGCCACCAATCTTCGGCCCGCTTGTTCGCGAATGGCTGATTGGTGAACTTTGCTGTGCCCGTCGAGCCGTCAGCCCCGCGATAGCCTATGACTGGGATCTCATTGTCCTTGAGCCGTTCAACCGTAGCCCCGCCCCAGCCGCCGCCTACGTCAACCACAACCTGACAGGCATTCCGGCGCTCCATGATAATCATGGCGCAGACCGTGCGGCCATCCGGCGTCTCGACACCCTTCTTGGCCATGAGCGGTGCAAACCATGTCTTATGACGTGGCGAGAACACCGTCTCGTCAGGGCCGCCCTGTGCGATGTCCGCGGCGATACACGTCATTGCCCAGTCATCCGGCGGCTTAGGCGTCCAGCGTGCCTGTGCAGCCCTTACCCATGAACTGGGGATGACCTGCCAGGCGTTGTCGCCGCGAACGGCCATGAAGTTGCCGTCTCGCACCGCAGAACGCAGCGGCTCGGGCAATGCATCGAGCTTGGCCGCATAATCATCCGTTCGCGTCAGGTAGGCGTTGTCAGCCAGCTTGCCGGGGATGAACGTCCTCGACAGTGCCTTGACCTGCCGGTCGCCTACCGTGTGCGGCCCGGGACCATCAACCTCCAAGTCGTCGCCTGCCGCATCGGTCACGAACCAGCGCAGCTCGCCGGCCTTGGCGGGACGCACATGACCCGGATCGAGCCATGGCGCGAACATCTTCACGAGCCACTGACCTTCATCGCTCAGCGGTGGGTTGCTCGCGAGAATGACACGGCAACGCTGCGCCGGGTTTGTCGAGCGCACCCAGCCCATGAGATAACGCACGGCACTCTCGCGGAACTGCGCAGCCTCATCTATGGCAAGCAGATCAATTGGCCGGCCTTGGTAGCTCTGCTCATCCCCAGGCTTCGAGCAGGCGCCGAATTCGATTATGCGCCCGTCAGCCGTCCTCAATACCGGATGGGGCGTTCCTGAGAAGCCAGTTCGGCCCTTGTTGATTTGAATCGCACGCTCCGTCAGAAACGCGAGATCGGCGAATTCCACCCGCATGATGCGCGAGCGATGATGTGCGGTCTGCGCTAGTCCAAGAATAAGGTCAGACTTGCCCGAGCCGCCCGCGCCACCATAGAGCAGGATATCCGCCTCGCAGTTGACAGCCCGCGTCTGCGGCCCAGGCTGGGGCATCCACTTGCGATTGAGTTCTGTCGCCAGCAAGTCCATGAGCACGCGCCGTTCATCTGGCGTTGCCTTGGATAGCTCGTCCTCTAAGATCTGATGCTGCTTGGCGATGGGCAGCGCCATGAATGCACGAACGTCAGCTTCACCCGCAGCGTCATAGACTGCCATGGCGGCACGATTGGCCGGCGGTGGATATGCTACCTCGATCGGCCCAGCATGCGCCTCGGTCGACGGCGCTACCTGATGTGGCCTCGGCCGCAGTATCTCTGCGACATGCTTGGCTCGAGGACGAGGCGGAACCGGCGTTGGAACTGCCGATGCGGCATTCGCGCGGAGGCTCGCAGCCTTGAGCAGGGCTCGGAGGAAGCTCATGTTTAGGCTTTACACCTTGCGTTTAGGCTAAACGTGGGCTAACCTGTTTAGGCTTTACGAGATTTGTTTAGGCTTTACACCCATGAGCATCCCGAAATGCGGGACGTGCGGCCGATTGCATTACCGAACGCAACCCTGTCCCACGCCAGCACCGCCTGCGGAGATCGCAGAATCCCCGGTTAAATCAGCACCAAAGCCCCAAATTGGCCCCGTGGAGAAGAAAACCAGCACCACCGATGGTAAGCCCCATTACGACAGAAACGCCGCCCACAAGGCTTATATGTGTGAGTACATGCGCAAACGACGAGCAGCTGCTAAGGAGAAAACATGACCCAAGAACCCAAAAAACTAGCTGGCTGGGTCATCCGGCGTAACAGCACATTGCTCGATCCCAACCAAGCCGCTCATGATGCTGCAAAATCAGGCCTTACCTATCGTATCTGGACATCCACAGATCAGCAGCACAGGGCCGCCGCAGTGCGCAAATTTACCGAAATGGCATTGAT